TCGAGTGTAGCCAGGTCTCCTTCTCGGGAGCCCTGACACGCAAGCACCTGGTTAGGTGTTTGATCGTGCCAGCTGATAAGGCTCCGTGAGATGTCATCTTCACGAATAGCCTTCACGATAGATTCGAGAATTCCCTGCTGTGCATATTGCATAGCGGTGGGCTCTTCAGCAATCAATCGTGGTGTCTTCAAGGTTTTAGGAACTGAAATAACCTTTGCAGGAATTTCAGATCCAGGATCCAAGTAGGTAAATGTTTCTTGCAGTTCTAAGAACGCAGACCAGTCATGAGTCAAGTTCTCCCCAGAAGGGAAGTACTCCTCCAACCGGTCGGTCCAAACTGTCTGCTCGTATTTTCGGTTTCCCTTAATACGATCTGCAGTTGCACCAGAACCATGCTTAGGAATGATGTTGCCATAGTAGATATCGCTATCTACCTTAGACAAAACATTGCCGAACAGCATAGACGAGATCCTTCCAAAGTTGGCCTTTCGGTCGCCATGGAAGTTAAGATCAGCGTCTTTTACCTCTTGCTCAGTTGAAACATACTTGTCGAAGGCCGCCTTGGTACGCCAATCAGCGCATTCAAGTTCGACCTTTCCGAACATCAACGTAAGTTGACGAACGGAATGAATCGCCTCGACAGAGGGATGTTCCAACAGCAGTCCCGTACTGCGATCGAAGATTAGATCGAGGAAACCTCCGAGAAATCGGGGGAGACCTCCCTTCCATGAAAAACCGTGGAAGAGATTGCGATCGACGAAGCCTTGGTCGAGACCTTTTTCGAGGTCTTTACCAAAGTTCGGCAGGGTAATCGTTAAAAACGAGACCCCTTCATCTTCAATCCGACCCAGAGCCGTTTTTAGGTCCTGGGTGGTACTTGTGTGACACCAGGTTCCCGATTCAACGAGAACCTGTTCGAAGAGAATATTCAGGCTTTTCAAGACTGCTCCTAATAGAGTTAGTTCTTCCATAGCCATGACTACCTCAACTCAACGTAGCTAAGCCATCAAATTAATGACGGCCGTTGCGACGTCTCCCCCCAATGTGGGGGGAGGCCACGACAATCAAGCCGCAGATCAGAATAAGCGTTACCGCTTCAACTGATACCACGGCTTAATTCTCACCACCAAGAAGCTTGGTGATCTGAGCACTCGTCAGGGACTCAATGAGACCCTGAATGACCGCCTGCTGCTCTGCCACGGTGTAACCGTTCTTCGGCACGTCGACTACAATGTAGGACGACATGGAGAAGGAAGTGTTAACACCCGTGAAAGGATCAGGGGCAATCTTCGAGTGGTTGACGCGCACAGTTCGACGAATCCGCTTCGCGCCAACGGCGTGAGACGGTGCGAGCTGAACGGCCCCATCAGCCGACTGGTAAGTCGACGTGTTGGAACCAGTACTGATCCGCGGAAGCGGAATAGTAGCTGCGCCAATCTTGATGGACTGAGGATCGGCAAAAGCCATGACATTTCTCCTTATTGAGTTATTATTCAATTGTAAGGACGAGGTGTTACCCTCATCCAGTTTCCTAAGCTAGCTGATAAGGCTAATCATGCTTAGGTGCGTTACTGGATCCCTTAGAAACAAGGGAAAGCAACGTGTTAATTTGGCTGTCAGTGAATTTATCACTGGAAACGCCAAATCCATAGGGTGATGCACGAACCCTCGACTTTGTTACCGTACGGTACAAAGACGAAGGATCGATCTTAGTATTGCTATCGAGAAGATAGCCGTCCAAAAGACTGTACGATACCTCATTAACAATTTCTTGTTGAAGGTATGCGTACTGCATTACGAGATCGCCATTGGCGAAGGCCTGAGCGTTACTCAATAGAGTACCGACATCAGCCTGCCAATCGACGAGCCAGCTCCAGGGAGTAAGTTCCCACAACACGTCAGGCGTGAGCCTGAAACCAAGGATATAATTAGCCTTGGTTGCATAGTTCTCCATGCGAGACAGAATATCATCTGCCTCGTTAATGAAGTACTGATAGCGTGATGTGAATCGATAAGTCTCTTTACGAGTCTCGAATCGACGAACAGATCCCATAGCAGTGACGCCACCGAGACGGTTGGCTACGCCGCGCCAATAAGGTTCATGGCTGCCGCGTGCGAGGCCTGCTGGGAAATTCGAGTCTGCATAGATCGAATGATCCAGTACCTCGATCACTGGGTCAGATTCACGAATCCGACGAACAGTAGCGCCATATTCGGCACTATTGCGCACATATTGTTCAATCAGCTGTTTTGAATTAACAACAGCAGTGAACATTTTGGTGAGGTCCTTTACAAAAGGAACCCAACCGAAAGCGAGTGAGAGGTCGCCACCGTCGCGAGACGGCTTAAACTTCATGCTTCGCTTCCAGTCAAACCCAAGAATGTCGGGAAGACCTTCTTTGAGTTCGCCAAGAAATTGTGCAGCGGATGCGTGACTTTGTGTTGGAATGGTGCGATTGATGAAGTCCGAGCCGATGATGTTCATATTAATTCTGAACGCATCGCCATAGAAATCAAAATCGCCCCTGAGGTCTTCACTGCGAGGTCTTATCCAGACCGGGCCGTGATGTTCGTTTGAATAACCTTCCACCGTGTTAGGTGAACGGTAATTCAAAAATGAACAAGCGAGATCCATCTCGTTTTTACGAGTATAGAATTCGTGACCATTATCAAGTGGATTTTTGTATATATCCACTTCCAGCTGTTTTGCAACAGCGTACGGATCTGTTGAAAGATCCGACACACGACTCTTTCGAAATGAAAGAGTAGACTGACCTAACCGAATCTCTTCGCTAGAATCATTTGTCATGTATTCTGTACCCCCCCAGCGCGTAACATTACGCACCGCGAGGTTATAGTTTTTCAAGACACGATTCTGACGAGTCAGATTGCGGTCCATTAGAGCTCCAATGGTATCAATATTAAGTTGAGCTACAGCCCCGATAGATGTTTATCGGCCCCACGGCAGACGTGCACTGCATGTCCAAAGGGGTCTTCTTTTGGAAGGGATGTAGCAGAGTAGTCAATGTAGGGAAATCCTTACATATTCTCGACACTAAAGTGCCGGTGGTCGCCCTAAGGGGCGG